AAAAAACACTTCATTGTAGAATTTCATGAAATACTCCCAAAAGATTTGGGAATTTTTTCTTCCGTCTAGATGCTGATCAGTAATAATTGCAGTAATCATTTCTTGTTTCTGACCTCAAGATTTTCTTTAATAGAATTCATTTCAGAATTATCATACCCCATGATACTAGAGTCTGCACTAAAAACTTCTGCAAATGAAGATTTTTCAAGTAGCCTATTCTTGATTTCAAGTTGTTTCTTTTCCTTAGAGATTCTCCTCAGAAAAGCAAAGTAAATAATCTGAGTAAAATATGCAAAGGGATTTTTAGATTTTTCTGGATCAAAATTATCAATGTATTGAATACAATTTTCAATACCATCACAGATCATATCTTCCTTGAACATATAGTTCACAAAATTAGGACGATAAGATAAGTGAGTTGCAATTTTTAAAATACAAGATCCTATGTAATCTGGAATTTTTGGTTTGGGTAAATCATTTTCTCTTGCATCAATAACCTTTTTCCTGTAAACAATCATTGCTTCAAACAGTTCTTTGTTATTGACATAATGATCTTTTGTTGGATCTTCTCTTGTTTTTCTCATGGTTTGTTGATCGGTGGCGTGTAGTCATTCTAACACACATTTCAAAAAAATCAAGGGCCCTTGACAAGGCGACCCTTTTATGTGTATAATAACTCTGCCAAGGTTCAATAATTATTATTTGAGTTACTTAGCTATTAGAGTTACCTTCAAAGATCTTTTCAAGTTTCTTTCTAGCTTCTTCAATACTATCTACTAAACCCATCTCTTTGGTAACGTTTATTTTATTTTCAGAATCAACTTCACTGGTTGATTTTTTTTGATTTTTTCTTTTACTAATACTATACATACTGATAATTCTTGGATCAGCTTCTCCAATTGTAATTACTTTTTCTTTTTCAAGATAAAAAATTTCATCTAAACTAAATTTCATCCAAGGACAAAAATCAACTCTCCATGCTTGACCAGCTGGAGTTTCAACCATCTCATACATGATTTCAAATGGATTTTCAATAATAAATCCATCTTCATCATCTTCATTAATAATAATTTTGGCTACAATATCTTCTCCAGTGATTAATTTAATTACAGCATAAAATTGATCTATATTATCTAAGTTCATATGTTCTCCCTTAAATTGACAGGAATAATTTCATAATTAAAATTTTCTTCGGAATATATTTTTATTCTTTCTGTTAAATGATTAAGAGTATAATTTCTTCTTCCATCAGATGAAATATCATCTGCAATATCATATAACGTAGCTACTGTTTTGTTATCTCCTTTTCTTAATACACGACCAATAGATTGAAGATTTCGAATACGTGATTTAGAAGGTGATGCGAAAATAACGTTATGAAGATTGCGAATATTAATTCCAGTAGAGAAAGTTCCATAACTAGCAACAATAATTGCATCTTTTTCATTTTCTGTTATTTCTCTGATTTCTTCTCTTTCTTCTGTATCTACACCCCCATAAACAAGAAATACTTTTCTATTGTCAGACACATGAATATTTATCATTTCATGAAGCAGTAAACCGTGCTTCTCAACGTAAGAAAAAAGTACTAGTGTATTTCCAGTAAGATCTTTACACAAGTTACGGATAAATTTGTTTCTAGATTTATGAGAAACAAGATACTCAACTTCTTCTTGATAATTAGCAAATGGTGTATATTCGTGTTTCAATAAGAGAATATTAATTTTTAAATTTGATAAGTGTCCTTTGTCAATAAGTTCTGAAGTATTAACAACTTTTTTGACTGGACCAAATAATCCTTCCAGGACTAACTTGTTGACATTAGTTCCATCAAGTGTTCCAGTAAAACCAACCCTATATTTACAGGTATGTAATTTTGACATGATACCTGTTAATGACTTTGCTTTAAATAAATGTGCTTCATCACCGACAACAGAATCAAATTGTTCAAACCATTTTTTTGGCATCTTATAAATCGATTGCCAGGTTGAAACTACAATTTGTTTTTCTGTTGTCTTTGGACTACCAGCATATATTTTATGACAGTAAAAATCAGAGTCCCATCCATATTGTTTAAAATCTTTTGTTAATTGTTCAACCAAAGAAGTAGTAGGAACAATAATTAATGTCTTATGATTTTTTGATACAAAATATCTACAGATACAGTAGATTATCATTGATTTACCAGATGCAGTAGGAGATAACAAAAGCTTTCTAAAATGTTTTAAAGCTTCATATATTCCTTTGTATTGGTAATCTCTGAGTTTCATTGGTATGTTTAGTGATTTAACAAAATCACCAATACCCTCTGGAGTTATTTCTTCGTTCTTTTCGTTCGGCAAACCAAAATACTTATTGTCTTCTAGTTCATACGAATAATTTTTACTTTTTAAATACTCAATTAGATAATCATAAAGACCACAATATAATTCACCGTTTAGTGGAGAAAATAATTTTATTTTTCCATCCCAATGTCTTGATCTATATTGTGGCATGAACTTAAAGTTCGGAACCTCAAATGTAAATATCTCGGATAGTTCATATTTAATATGTGGTTCACACTCTAATGTTAAATATGTTTCGTTTTTTTTCTTTATAATTACCTGACTCATCAATTACACACCCTGCATGAATTTTTGCCAATCAATACAATTTTTAATTTGAAAACCTCTAATATTAATATTTTCTAATACTTTTTCTAGAAAGTTCACTAACTCCTTATAATAGAAAATTTTATATTGTAATTTTTGAAGATCTTTATCTGAATCAAGATAGATTGGTAAATCTTGTTTTAACACTTTAATATCAAAAGGATTTTCTTTATAAATTTCTACATCTGCCCTCCCAGAATAATATTCCCATTTTTCACGAAGTAATATTTTATATTCATATTCTTTTTGTGTCTTAATTAATTTAAAGTCAGATAAAAAATTAAGATATTTACTATGAAGTTGAGGAATTTTTAATGATTCAATATCTAAAACATCTTCATCAATTTTAGAATCCTCTGACCACATAGTTTTCAATGATTCAAGATCAATCATAAATTAGTTCCATCCAGTTTCAAAATATGATACATTGAGTATTTAAATGATACATTTCCAGTTAAGTATTCTGTATCGGAGTAAGTACTATCAAACTCCAAAGTATTTAGGCTAATTGGAAAACAGTCATCAAATACAACTTGGAATTTTGGATTCATGTTAGAATTTAAAATATATAAAATTCCTGTACTGTATGTTGCTCCTCTTCTGTAATAACCTTTATCAGACATTTCAATGTCATCGGCATTGTTTTGTTCATTTACCATTTCTTGAAATGATTCTGGATGTCCTAATGTTCTAATCCATCTGTGAATCTCCATATAATTTTGAAGATCTTCGTCAATCATGAAACGGATATTTAAATCATCAAAATCAACTTCATCACCAGGAATAGGTAATGTATTATATAAAGTATTTTGATATGCAACTTGTAAACTAATTCCAGGAATATTTGCTGCTTGACAAAAGAATTCAACTCCAGGACATTTTCTGATAACAAATTTAAAATTAATTCCAGAAAGAAAATTTCTGTTTTCTAACTGTCTGGTTTTATACGGAAGATTTCCAGTGTTTTCCATGCTCTACCCTTTTTAAATATTTAGATAAAAAAAGAGGGTCCGAAGACCCTCCGAAAAATATGTGAATCGAAATCACATAATGTTCTTAACAGTAACTCTTCTGTAGTAAACGTTATCGTTTGCAGTAAGAGCACCTGAACGTTGGGTAAGACCACCTGCGAATGGGTTAGCAACCATTCCGTAACGAGTCTTAAATCCAATTTTTGGCTGGAATGTATCCTGACCAATGCTACGTACCATCTGGAGAGGTACATATGGGCAATAGAAGAGACCTGCATCATAAGGTGAGGTTCCCTTGTAACCCATTACATAGTAGTGATCACTAGCAACGTTTGCGGAATATGGATCAACATAAACCTTAATACGTCCGTTGATTGTACCAGCAAGAGTTG